AGCGACTATACTAAGGTTAAAATGAATTACAGTATAGTAGCACCTAGAATGTATAAAGGTCGCATAGAAAGCATTGTATCTCGTATAACGGGGTTTGCTGACATGATACAGTTAACACATTTAAAGCTGCAACAAGTAATGTCTAGAATGGTGCCAGATGGCGTGTATTTAGATGCTGACGGTTTAGCTGAAGTTGATTTAGGTAACGGTACAAATTACAATCCTCAAGAAGCGCTTAATATGTTCTTTCAAACGGGTTCCGTTATTGGTAGATCTATGACGCAAGACGGGGATATGAATCCAGGCAAAGTGCCTATTCAAGAAATAACCACAGGTGCTGGTGGAGGAAAGATGCAATCATTAATTGCTAACTACAATTACTACATGCAAATGATCCGCGATGTAACCGGTCTAAACGAAGCTAGAGATGGAAGCACTCCAGATTCAAGAGCACTAGTAGGTGTGCAAAAAATGGCTGCAGCAAATTCAAATGTAGCAACAAGGCATATATTAGACGGAAGTATATTTTTAACATCAGATTTATGTGAAGGGTTATCATTAAGGATTTCAGACATATTAGAATACTCGCCGACTAAAGAAGCTTTTATTCATAAGTTAGGAAACCAAAATGTAGCTGTGTTAGAGGAAATGAGTGATTTATATTTATACGATTTTGGTATATTTATTGAATTACAACCAGACGAAGAGCAAAGAGCTGTTTTAGAAAACAATATACAAGCCGCAGTTCAAACCGGACTTATAGATTTATCAGATGCAATAGATTTAAGAGAGGTTAAAAACCTTAAGTTAGCTAATCAGTTGTTAAAATTAAGACAAACAGCTAAAAGAAAAAGAGATCAAGAGTCTAAGCAACAGATGATACAAGCACAAGCGCAAGCAAATGCACAAGCTCAACAAGTTGCTGCTCAAGCAGAGGTGCAAAAAGGTCAAGCTTTAATACAACAAAAAATACAATTAGAACAAGCTAAAGCTCAAATAGGCCAACAGCAATTAATGGCAGAGGCTACTTTGAAAAAAGAATTAATGCAGCTTGAATTTGAAATGAATATGCAGCTTAAAGGCATTGAAGTACAAGGCAAGAAGAGCGAAATATCAGAAAAAGAAGATCGCAAAGATGACAGAACTAAAATACAAGCATCTCAACAAAGCGAATTAATAAATCAAAGAAAAAATGATTTACCCCCTAAAAACTTCGAATCCAGCGGAAACGACATAATGGGCGGTGGATTTGACTTAGGTTCCTTCGACCCTAGGTAATAATAATAGTAATAATTATATAATATTTTATCATGTCAGAAGAATTGAAACAAGAAATACCTGCTGTTGACGAAGTCAAGGCAGAAGAAACTAAAGCCGTATCGGTTGACGATGGGGTTATTAAGGTAGATTTAGGATTATTAAATAAACCAGAAACAGATGCCGTTCCAGAACAAAAAGCAGATGCAAGCGATGTTCCTGTCGAAAAACCCGCAGACACGCCAAATAGCGAAGAAGTGGTTGAAGAAGTACGGGACACCATTCAAGTTACAGAATCCCCTATACAAGAAATAACAGAGGAAGAAGTTGCGGAAAAAGCAGAAGACCTTGAAGAACAAGTTGAGCAAGCAATTGTTGAACAAAACCTCGGGGTTAAATTACCTGAAAATATTCAAAAAGTTGTAGACTTTGTAAATGAAACAGGTGGGAGTCTGGAAGACTTTGTAAAATTAAACGTTGATTATGATTCGCTAGATGAAAAGCAATTGTTGCACGAATATTATCAAGCATCAAAGCCTCATTTAGATAGAGAAGAAGTTGATTTCTTAATGGAAGATAATTTTTCATATGATGAGGAGATTGACGAAGAAAGAGATATAAGAAAAAAGAAAATTGCTAAGAAAGAAGAGCTTTCAAAAGCAAAGAAATACTTAGACGAAGTAAAAGGTAAGTATTACGCAGAAATAAAAGGTGGCAGTAAATTACTACCTGAGCAAAAGAAAGCGGTTGAATTTTTTAACCGTTATACAGAGGAGAATAAGGAGGCGACTAGAATAGCTGAAAGTCAAGTATCAACATTTAAAGCAGGAACGGAAAAGCTTTTTTCTAATGATTTCAAAGGTTTTGATTTCAACATTGGGGATAAGAAGTTTCGTTACAACGTAAATAATGCTGATCAAATTAAAGACACCCAAAGTGACATTAATAATTTTGTTAAGAAGTTCTTAAACGATAAAAACGAAATGTCAGATGCTGCGGGTTATCACAAGTCTTTATTTACAGCTATGAATTCTGATCAAATTGCTAATCATTTTTATCAACAAGGTAAAGCTGATGCAATGAAAGACAGTGTAACTAAAGCTAAGAACATTGATATGGATCCCAGAGGGACTCATGAAAAAGTCAATGGGACAGGCGGTATTACAATGAGATCAATTCAATCAACGTCCTCTAAGTTTGGAATAAAAAAAAGATAATTAAAACTTAAAATTAAAAATTATGGCCATAGCAGGATCATTTACGGGTAGTGCAGGTGCGTTAGCGCATTTAACACCACGCCCAACACAAACGTTGTTTAACGACAACTACTTGTCTCTAGGAGACATGAATTTTACACAACAGTTCTTACCAGAAGTATATGAGAAAGAAGTAGAAAGATACGGTAATCGTACTATCTCTGGATTCTTACGTATGGTTGGAGCAGAAATGCCTATGGCGTCGGATCAAGTAGTTTGGTCAGAGCAAGGTAGATTACACGTAGCATATGACCCAGTTGTAACAACAACAACTACAGTGGTTATCCCAGCTAACGCAGCAGGTGGAGTACAAAATGTTATTGGAGCAGGAGCAACTATTGTAGTAGCATCAGCTAATGGATTAGTTGTTGAAAAAGCGTATGTTCAAGCAGTTGCAGCAGCAGTTGCAGGAGCCGTTACATTAACGGTTGTTGGATATGCAGCACCAACTATTACAGCTCATGCCGCAGGAAAAGTATTTGTATACGGTTCTGAATACGCAAAAGGAACATCTAATGCTGGAACTTCTGTTGATGCAGCTTTCGAGCAGTTCAATAACAAGCCAATTATCCTTAGAGACAAATACAATGTAAGTGGTTCTGATACTGCTCAAATTGGATGGGTTGAAGTTACTACAGAAGTAGGAACATCTGGATACTTATGGTATTTAAAATCTGAGCACGAAGCTAGAATTCGTTTCGAAGATCAATTAGAAATGTCTATGATTGAAGCTGAAAAAGTTTTCAATGCAGCAGGCGCAGCAAGTTTCATTACTCCAGCAGCAGGTCTAGAGGGTGGTAATCAACTTACAGGTTCTGATGGATTATTTGCAGCACTAGAATCAAGAGGTCTTGTTTACACAGGAGCTGATTTTGACGCAGCAGACGGGCTTGCAGAGTTTGATGAAATTCTACAAGAATTAGATAAGCAAGGATCTATTGAAGAGAACATGATGTTCTTAGATAGAGGAACTTCTTTATCTATTGACAACATGTTAGCACAGCAAAACTCTTATGGAGCTGGAGGTACATCTTTCGGTGTATTTGACAACTCTGAGGATATGGCGCTTAACTTAGGATTTAGCGGATTCCGTAGAGGATCTTACGATTTCTACAAGACTGACTGGAAATACTTAAACGACGCTACTACACGTGGATTAGTTGGAGATATTGAAGGTGTTATTGTACCAGCAGGAACTTCTACTGTGTATGATCAATCTTTAGGACAGAATATTTCAAGACCATTCTTACACATCCGTTACAGAGCTTCTGAAGCAGATGACAGAAAAATGAAATCTTGGATTACTGGATCTGTAGGAGGAAACTACACTAGCGACGAAGATGCAATGAACGTTCACTTCTTATCAGAAAGATGTTTATGTGTACAAGCAGCTAATAACTTTGTACTTTTGAAAAAAGCATAAGGTAAATTAATGTAATTGTTACCCTCGTTGTATTGACGGGGGTAATTATTACTTTTATAAACTATTTAATTATATTATATCATGGCTAAACAAGCTACAGCACAGAATACTGAGGTTGCTCCTCAGCAAAAAGCCGTTGTACAGGCAAAAAAAGTACCAACATTTGAATTTAAAGACAGGAATTATTATATATCAACAGGTAAATCACCTTTAGTATATTCAATACCTAGTAAACACAGTCAAAGAAAACCATTATTGTATTTTGATCCAGAATTAAGATATTCAAGAGAACTAAGATACGCTACAAATATGCCAAGCCCTTTAGCTGATGAGCAAAAAGGACAAGTTACATTAGGTAGAATAGTTTTTAGAAACGGTGTTTTAAATGTTCCAAAAGAAAATGTTGCATTACAAAAATTACTATCATTATACCACCCATCTAAAGGTTTAGTATATAAAGAATTAGACAAAGTAGAAGATTCTGTTAACCATTTACAATGGATCGAATTAGAATTAGAAGCTTTAACTATAGCAAAAGGTATGGACATAGAACATGCTGAAGCAATATTAAGATCTGAGCAAGGAGAAAACGTTACAAAGCTTTCTACTAGCGAATTAAAAAGAGACTTAATGATTTTTGCTAAAAATGATCCTATGCTGTTTCTAGAATTAGCTTCTGATGAAACCGTAGAATTAAGAAACACAGGAGCAAAGGCCGTAGAGGCTGGGATTTTAAAGTTATCTGCTGACCAAAGAACATTTACTTATGGAGAAGGCAACAGAAAACTTATGACTGTTCCGTTTGATGAGCATCCATATTCTGCATTAGCAGCTTTCTTTAAGACTGATGATGGAATGGAAGTTTATAAAACAATTTTAAAAAGACTTAAATAGTCACCTATAGTGGTTAGGCCATCTTAAGGGTGGCCTAATTATTATAAATAAAAAAAATTATGGCTGTAAGCATAGACACTGTTTATCAAAGAGTATTAGGAATACTCAATAAAGAACAACGAGGGTATGTTACGCCTCAAGAATTTGATTTGTTCGCAAACCAAGCACAAGCAGATTTGTTTGAACAATACTTTTACGACATTAATCAATTTGGCAGAATACCAGGCAATGATACAGAATACTCTGACATGCTTACTCTGCTTAATGAAAAAATTAATATATTTGAAACTGTAGCGCCTCCAACAAGGAATGCTGCAGACACATACTTTGTACAGCCTACAGATCTATATAGGCTGGGTTCAGTTGTTTTTAAAAATACTACCACCAATTCATTCGGCGTAGTTTCTACTGAACAAATTGAAGCAGAGCGAATCGCTTCTAATGAATTTCTATATATTAATTCTTCCCCTTTAACAAAACCTACAAACACTCGTCCTGTATTTATTTCAAATACAAGTGGTATAAAAGTACACGGAGATTCGGAAATAATACTTCCCGCTTTAGTGGACTATCAATATATAAAAAGGCCAGCGACAGTGCAATGGGGTTACCAAATAGTATTTAACGAAGCCTTATATGATGCAAGTAGCACTATCAACTTTGAATTGCACGCATCAGAAGAATCTGAGCTTGTTATTAAAATATTAGAACTTTGTGGTATACTTATAAAAGATTTAAACTTATATCAAGTATTTGACAAAGAAGAGCAACAAACTATTCAACAACAAAAATCATAACACATGGGTTTAATAAATCAAACAGATGAGCAATATTACCTGGGTCCTGATGGGGTTTGGAATAGTTTTGATGAAGACTACGGCAGCTACCAATTCATAAGTATAAAAGATATAATTAATAATTTCATTATATCCTATGTAGGTGAAGGAAAAATCATTAGCAAATTAAAAAGAACAGATGTAGCTTTCCATGCGCAAAGAGGCATTCAAGAATTTAGCTATGATATATTACCGTCAATAAAATCTCAAGAAATAGAGATTGGGCCAACTTTAAACTTTGTGCTACCTAAAGATTATGTAAACTATGTAAAGCTTACATGGGTAGATAGCCAGGGTATAGAAAGAATAATATATCCTGCCATAAAAACATCTAACCCTTTGCCTGTTACACAAGATGATGATTACGAATATTTATTTGATGAGCAAAATCAAGAAATTATTTCTGCAGAATCATCTGAAACTAGAAAAAGATTTCAATCTACAACAGGACAGCAAGGGCAAAATTTAAACAATGTAAACAACCCTTCTATTTTAGCAGGTAATCATTTTGGAAGACGTTACGGTTTAAACCCTGAGAACGCTCAAACTAATGGCTTATTTTATATTGATCCAATATTAGGTATAATTTACTTTGGATCTGAATTTTGTAATAGAATTGTTACTTTAAAATATATATCTGACGGGTTAGGATGCAAAGATGAGGACATGACCGTACACAAATTTGCAGAGGAAGCTATATATAAATACATAGCTCACGCGGTATTAGCCACAAGAGCAAACACGCCTGAATATTTAGTAGCAAGATACAAGAGAGAATTATCTGCAACTAGAAGAAATTCTAAGCTAAGGTTATCAAACATTAAAATAGAGGAAATTACGCAAGTAATGCGTAACAAGTCCAAAATCATAAAACACTAATATATGCAGTTTGTACACGTTTTCCAGTCTGGAAAAATGAACAAAGATCTTGACGAAAGACTTGTTCCTAATGGCGAATACCGAGATGCTTTAAATTTAGATTTAGCAGATTCTCAGAACGGGAACATGGGTTCTTTGCAGAATGTAAAAGGTACAATCGAGCTTAGGGATAAACCTGGTACAGGTGCAGTTTGGACAAGTAACTATATAGATAGCTTAGCTAATCCTACTTGTATAGGTACATTTAAAGACGATTTAAACGAAAAAATATATTGGTTTATTACTTCTTTAGATGTTGGTAAAGCAGCTGTTAGTATTATAGCAGAGTATGACCAAACAGCAAACACTGTATCGCCTATACTGGTAGACATGAAAGGCATCCTTAAGTTTAGTACTTCTTATTTAATAACAGGTATAAACATATTAGAAGGTATATTACTTTGGACAGACAATCAAACAGAACCCAAACAAATATATATATCGGAATGGGTGGGGTCTACACCGGATTTTGTTACGCATTCAAA